CATTCTTCTGCTCCACTATCTATATCTGCCTGTACTTCTGGTGCTAAAAGTCCTTCGTATTGGGTGATGTTTGCTCCTCTTGGGTATCTGGCGGGCCAAACAAAGGGACGATACGAACGCTCTGCCAACTTACGATAAATAGTAAAAGTAGTCTGAGGAGTCCCGAGATACATAATACGGCTATCACTTTTGGGGGTAAGGATACTTTCCGCTTCCGTGCAGAGTTGTAAAAGTTTTTCACGCATAAACTCCGTCATACTGTTGCCCGGTACTTCTACGTCGTCTAGAATCATCAAATCTGCTCTAGATCCAGTGAGCTGTCCGGTTATACCCACTGATTTAACAGAGGGTGCTTGGTGTGGAGAGCAGTTTACATCAAAACTGATACGACTCCATCTAGAATCGTCAGATTTAGGCTGTAAAAAGCTCAACCACGGTGTTTCTATAATTAATTTCTGTAAAAAGATAGACATGTTATCTGCACGTTCTTTAGACGCAGAGATAATCATGATCTTTCTTTCGGGGTCATTAAAGAGTGTCCATAACACAAAAGCACCAGTAATCCAAGATTTACCAACACCTCGAAAAGCTTGAATCTGGAGTCTCTTGGGTCCGGTTTGTAAGTAGTCTGCGATTGCATACTGAGCCCTTGTAGGCGGTGGAAGATGTAATTCATGCCATAACGCCTGTAAAAAAAGCTTAAAATCTTGCTGTAGTAAAACTAGGGAATTTTCCATTTTTTCGGTTATTCAAATAGGTTCTTTTGTTTACCATATAATCTTTCAAATCTTCTTTGACGTTCTATAGTTTTCTTGCTAGGTCCACGAGTTAATCGAGTTCTACTATATAAAGACTGGTCTATATCTTCGTAATCAGAAGGAATAGGACTATCACCCACAGAGGATCCGGGAAGATTGTTTATTGCCTTCATCATGTCGGCAAAGCCTTCTCTATTCATTAATCTTCTAACCTCGTCAATCTGAAAATCAAGTCTAGCTTCAAGCTCTGCTATATCTATTTCAGCAGCCATGTTAGCAGCCGGGCCGGCTTGTATCATTAAATCATCTAAGTAATCTGCCATTTCTTCGTATGCTTCATAAGTATATCTACTAATAATCTGACCCATACGTTTAGCTATTTCAACCTTTTCAGAAAAAGTATACTTTCTATTTTTATCAATCAGCTTTTCTGCCTTTATACCTATCTGCTCATCTAGTTTATCATGTAATCTTTTGTGAATATTATTGAATCTACTTGAAGACAGTAGAATTATGTTTGCAGGGTTATGTCCTACAGTCATGGCATTTTTCCATAAAATTTTATTAAATTTCACACGTTCTTTTCTACTCATACCATCCATTAAAGCAGCCATATGTCGAATAGATCTAATATGATGTGCTTCTAAATCTCTACTTTCTTTTAAAGTTGAAATGTTTGGATCTGAATATAAAGCTTGTGCTTCTTCTAGGCCATCAAACCAGTCTTCAATAATATCATTTCTATTTTCTTTAAATGTATTACTCGTAAACCTTTCGTCTGCCGCTAAAGCCATTACCTCACGTCTAAATAGTTGATTCTTTTTACCCGGATAACGTCTAGCTAATTCTTGTAAATCAAAGTTACCAGCTAAATCAAACATTCTACCTTTTTTATCTACCTTACGCTTATTAAAAAATGCTCTAGGAGGTGTACCATAGTACTCATCTGCTGCTTCAACATCTTCTATCAGTGCACCAAAACTCTTATCCTCTGGATCTAAGATAAAATCTTTCTCAGTTTTACCAGTTATTCTATTAAATATATTACGTAACATACCTTTTTGAGTTGGATTTAAACCTGACCCATCTGTATATATTGTTCTTATACTTGGAAAATCCTCTATTACATCTAGCGGTACATCAACAGACTCACTGGTTATCAAACCTTTAGTTTTATCTTTAGGTAAGTCTCTCTGTTCTCTTAGTAAACCTTTTGGTTCAGTTCCTTCAAGAATACGTGATGAAATCATTGGAAGTAAATCCCATATCTTAGGATCAAATTTATAATTTCCATCTTTATCAGGGCTAATAAATACATCTAGTATATTAGCTCCTGTAGTTATTATAGCTCCGGCAGCAAGACCCGGCTTACCGGCTGCCTTGCCTAAAATAGGAGTAAGTTGACCACTTTCAGCAGCTTCAAATAAACCTGTTCTAACGTTTGCACCAAATTTAGTTTCTTCTATTGGTGTTTTTGGCTCAAGCGATTTGTCCTTTTCTTTGTTATTTTTAGCTTTTTCTTCTAAAAACTTTTCATCAGTCTTTGGATCTTCTGGATTAGTTATTTGTCTATATTTTTTTAATAGTCGTTCATCACGTTTTTTAATAATCTCATCCAAACCTTCTTCGCTAAGGTTATCTTCTTCGTTCATCTAATATGTGATAGAATAGTTTGTTCTCGTTCAGTTATGCCGAATGTCGACCTCATCCAGTCAAGCCAATTTTTACTACCTTTTTCCTGATTGCATCGTCGACAAGATGGTACGACATTCGCCGTTTCATCTCTACCCCCTCTACATTTAGGGCGTACATGGTCAATAGTGAGTTGTTGTAATTCATAAGTTCCTCCACAATAAACGCATTGACAATTAAAGTGCTCTTTGATAGCTCTTCTCCAGAGCCTTTTAGATTCTGAACTCGTCATGGTTATTAAATTGTGTAAATAGTGATCAGGGTTAGGTAGTAATGGGGTCATGCTTTCTTTTTAGTTCTGCTTTTTCGATTAATAGATGGCTTTTGTTTTCTGCCTTTGGTTTTACTACCCTTATAATGGGCGGCATCCATTCCGTCACGGTTGCCATAAGTTCCAAGTTTTCTATTAAGTTTGTTTGCATTGACTCTAATTGCTAGACCTTTTGGTGTTTTGTTGTATTTCTTTTGCTGAGTAAGACGTTTCTTACGAGCTTTCGGATTCTTCTTGTAGTATTCAGAAGTTTTTGCCATATACTTTCCTCTTAACGAGTGAAGGGTCAACTGTAGGTAGAAGTTTATTAAGCTTGTCTAAAGGACTACCTTCGTAGGCAACACCTGTTATATCATTGGTTTTTAACCAGTCACATGCTGCTTTCAAATCTTGTGTAGTCGCTTCTCCGCTTTTTATTCTATGTAAGAAGTCTTCTGTAACAAGATAGTGTAACTCATTAAAGGTTTCTTCTGTTGCTTTCCTAGGTATAACTCTTGTTTGTTGTTGGTTCATAGTTACGTGGTCTTTGTTGATAATGGTGTTTATGATTCATATTAAATGAAATTGCAATCCTGTTCTCAGTTGATTCATTCTTCTGTGACCAGTGTGTATCCACATCATTAAATAAAACTAAATCATCTTCATCAATTTCAATCTCAGTGTCTTCTATAATAAGATTACCAGAATTTATTGGTTTAGTTAAGTAGTATACTCCAACCACTGAATTAGGATGGTCAGCTGTAAAATGATCATGTGGTTTTACATGCGTTCCCGGTGGGTTAACATTTGCCCACATATCTAAAAAAGGCATTGGGTTTATATCAATGATAGAGTTAGCTAAGTCATCGAAGACACCAAACTGTTGAAATAGTTTACCATAATAATCGTAAGATGATAAACCATTTCCAGTTACTAATTGATGTGGTGAAAATATACTAGAGTGTTTTAAAAAATTTTTAATATCTTCTTTATTTTTAACTTGGAAATTTTTAATATGATTCATAATTAATATTTAATACATAACGACATTTAATATTTGTAGCCCAGACGCCTGCATGTACTGCTGTCATCGGAGCAATAACACATCTGTTTGCTTTTGACTCTACAAAAGGACCGTTTTTAAATTGTGTACCTCCGTTATTAGAATTTAGATAAATAATAGAAGTGTAACCCTTTTTTTCAAGACCTTGACTCCAATTCATGTCTGTATGCCAAGCTCCTTGGTATCCTTCTTTTTGACCAAAGGTGCAATTTACTCGCATTAACCAAAGTTTTTTTATTTTTAACAGCTCATGTATTTTTTTTATCTGAGATTCTAAACGTAAGTAACAATCAGATATTTCACTAGAATTTGTATATCGTCGAAGTAAAATAGCTTGCATTTGCAGCTCTGCAAAATTGTCGTTATATACTTCATTTGTATATGCTGTATGACCTACTCCTACAAAATGAGGAGAAGTGATTGCATGGTGAGTAAACTGATTAAAAATTTCTGTAGGAAGAAAATTATCAATAATTTGTATTTTAGGTTTTTTCTTTTGGGTGGTTAAAGGTTGCATGTTATACGTCTAAATTTTTCTTAACTAACTCTACTAGCTTATCATCAACAGTATTATCTGTAGATTTTGCGTATGCCTCTAATAACTTGACTATCAGTTCTTTAACTGCTTTAGTTTTGATAAAGGCAAATAAAATTGGTTTTACTAATGTGATCATGATTCAGTGGTTTTAGTGGTTTTCTTTGCAGCTGCTTTTTTCTTTTTAGCTTCAGCTTTTGCTTTAGCTTCTCTTTCCCATTGTAGTGTTAATGTGCTCATTTAAAATAATCCAAATTTCTTTTTAGGTTTAGGTGGCTTGACTTTAACAATAGGTACGATATCCTGACACAGCTTTGCATTAGTTGTGTTAGGTCTATACATAAAACCTTTTTTCATTAAGTCTGCACACTTATGGGCTCGTGTAATTTCATACTCGAGCTTCATCTTCTCTTCATATCTCTTTGCCATTTCTTTACACTGCTTATATCCTGACTTATCTAGGGGAACCATAAAATTAATCTGGAACCCCCAGTTTTCTGCAATAGTATAACTACTAGGTTGCATAAACTCGTCAAATGGTTTCGTATGATTACCCATATAAAAAGGGCTAAACGTCATTGTAGATCCATTACATTGTATGTTTGGACCATATATCTGACGTGACGATGCACCATTGTTCTGAAATTGTACAGCCTGATTAGTTACGTTACCAGTAGCAGCAGCTACAGGATTGCTGACATTAGTATCTTCAGCAAATACAGGTGTACCTATTGTGCAAAGATAGAGTAAGAGTTTGTAGTAGAATCTGTTTCTATAGTTCTGTCTATTGTTATTGTTTCTATTGTCCCTGCGTCTCTTGTTGTTATTGATAGATCCCATTCGGTTGCGTCTGTTGTAACTGAATATGTTGTATCGGTTGCACCAATCGCACCACTTGGTGTAATATTTGTACCAGACCAAGTCTTGACTTCTGCTCCGATTACATCGTGTTCTATCGTTTCTGTTATTGTTTGGTTTGTAGTTGTCGTTGACTGCATCGACCCTGTTGTAAACTGGGGCGTGACAGTATTGGCTCTTGCTACTGCGGGTGACAACAGGCTTAAGAGTATTATCCATTTAGTCATGTCTTAGGTTTCTCTTTGTCTTGTTTTTTACCATTGCCAGTGGACAAGCCGAATGTGGCGAGTGCTCCAGTAAATATTGAAGCCGGAAATGTGATATCTCCGCCGGGACTCTTTTTAACCATGGGTAGTTCGACATAATTAAGGGTTATGATAAACCCAGACCAGATAACGACACCAAGACGAACCATCGCCCCCAGTACCACCATCTGTTCTTCATGATCGTCTATTCCTTCTTTGATTCTTTTGAAGAGTCCTTTTTGTTCGTCAGGTTTTTTCTCCATTTGGTGATTTTATCGTTTAGGAATTTTTGGACCTTTTTACGTATCCATTCGATTATAGGCTGTGTTAGCGTTGTAGCTGCTACAGCTGTAACCGCCGTTGTAGCTGCCACTACGACAACTTCTGTTGAAGGTCGAGGTACTGGCTGCTTTATAAACGGTATTTTAAGGGTAGGTGGTTCGGGTGGTTTTTCTTCTACAGTCTTGACTGGTTCCTCTTCCTGATCTCGTAGATCACTAGGAGGAACTACCATAGGTTTATAGTATGGTACGTCAGCTGTAGGTATAGGTATTTCGACAGTCTCTATCTTTTTAATATCAGGTAATACTATGGTGGGTATTTCCATTATG